GTCAGCGCATCGAGCATAGTTGATTTACCAGCTCCATTTTCGCCGACAATAAGTGTAGTGTTATGGTTGTTAAGATCTATTTCTGTAAAGATATTTCCAGTTGATAAGAAATTCTTCCAGCGCAACTTTTTAAATAAAATCATTCTATTGTCAGTGCTTCCTGATATAATTCAACGATTGTCTTTTGTAAGCGAACTTTATCCAAGTTCTGAATGTTTATTTGTTCGATATGATGTTTGAAGATGTCAATAGTTGACTCTGCTTCTTTTACAATATCAGTATCATCTTCCATATTCATATTGAGATGATCCTCAACGATCTGAATATCAAGCGCAACTTTTTGCAAACGATCAACGAATCGATCAAAGCGATACGGATCGTTCTTAGTTGTAACAATAACTTTTAGAAACTGACCCGCATACTTTGTTACATCAATATCTTCAGGATTAGATTCGGCATCATTGTACCAAACCTTATTGAACATTCTATATGGATTTTTGATAAAAGTCAACTGTCTTGTTTTGGTGTCGAAGACGTGGAACCCTTTTTGATCGTCGTAGTCAGACCAAGTAAATTCAGCATGACTACCCAAATAAAATATATGCCCATCGGAGGAACGATGATGATAATGACCAGACATAACCATATCAAATTTCTCAAAGTCACGAACATTATCTCCATGGCTGACCATAGATCCACGATACATTTCAAAGCCAGCGAGCTCAAGATGACCCATCGCAATCTGAGCGCTCGCATTTCGAATGAGTTCCATAGTTTGTTTTCTGTTTTCATCGCATATCCATGGTAAGTAGAGAATATCTAAGTCGCCTAATTGGACGACTGTTGGTTCAATGAAGGTTGTGACGTTTGAGTACTTTCCTTCGATAAGCTCGTGGAGTGCATTAACCCTGTTAGTGTTTTTAAAGTAAGTGTCATGATTACCAGCAATGATATGAAGACTGATGTTTCGTTTAAGCAAGGGATCGAGAAAATCTTCTCTAAGACGTAAAGCAGTGTTAAAGTTAATATACTTACGCCGATCAACGATGTCGCCAAGATGAGTAATATGACTAATTTCATTTTCTGCCAAATAAGGAAAGAAAAGTTCATCTAGGAACTTTTTGCTATTATCAAGAAAGGCGACGTGATCATTACGCACGCCCCAGTGTGTATCAGTTATCAGAGCTATCTTCAATGTCATCCTCTACGAATTTTTCAAGACCTATCTTACCCTTTTTTGCCACTTTAGTCAACTTCTCTTCAAAGTTTTTTATGATCTCATCAGAGTATTCGTTGTGGATAGGAGTTCCTGTCATATTAACTTCTTCATTAAGACCATCCATCAGATTGCTATGAATGAAATTCTTATGCTTAATATATGACTGTTTCTTCTCTTTAGCAATTCTTCTGATAAAAGCATTCCAAGCAATCTGAGTAAAGTAAGCAAAAGGATTGTTTGACTTAGATGGATCGAAAGAATGAGCAGCTGATACGCAATTCTCTATACCATCAGCAATCATTTCATCTCGATAAGAGTAACCTGCAAAGTTTGGTTTTGTTGCTAACTTGTTGCAAATCTTTAGAAAACACATACCAACATAATCAGGAACTTTTGGTAGTGGTCGTCCTTCAGCTTGCGCTTTTTCCATCTTTTCTTTATACGTAACCATCGCGGCGTAAAGATCTTTATTATTTACGTAATGCACTTTTCTTTTTGGTTTATCCATCATTATACCTTTAAATTAACTTTGTAAATCTTGTAATCAAATTTCTCTTCATTGTATATTCTCACACGCTCAGCAAAATGCTGGATGGTAAAATTCTTTTTTGACTTCCAAACTAAATCATCACTAATATCATAAAGTGTTGCAGTATCTTTGCTTTCTGACTTACGTAAGCCACGACCAATAGACTGTAAGTTTCTTATTTTAGATTTTGAAGGACTAGCAAATATAATGTTATGCAAATTACGAATGTTAACTCCTGTAGAAAAAGTCCCGTAAGAAGCGACGATAATACTGGATGGTGACTGCTCCACGATTCTACGTATTTCTTCACGATCTTCGCCATCAACTCCTCCATGAACAAAATGAACAGGTATACCTTCGTCTTTAAGCATTTCATATAATACTTTGCCATGCTTTTCAACGTATTGAAATAATAATAGTGTATTACCTTTTAACGATAAAGTCAAGTTCTTTATGAAACGATTTCGAGATTCGTTACGAACAAGCCAATCCATTTCAGCTTGATAATCCATTTTTGTAACAAGCTGACGATCGGTATCTGAATATCTAAGAACAATACATTTGATAAGGAACTGTGCTAGATATTTTTGTTCAATCAATTCAGCTGTGCTAATAACCTTTCTAACAGACCCAAAAAGACCTTCCAGAACAAGTCTATGAGTTTGAGTATCGTCGAGAGTTCCAGTAAACCCAAAACGATACCGACAGTTAGAAAGCTTAGACATAATGCTAGTAAGAGATTTTGCTTTGAAAAGATGCGCTTCATCGCCAATCACAACGCTAAACGAGTCAAAATACTTTTTGTCCAGTTTGTAAATCGATTGCCATGTTGATATGACAATAGGATGATCTGTTTTCTTGTCTTGTCCTGCAAATACTCTATTAATGTTGCTGGAATCACTATAACCATAGTCAATAAAATCAGTGGCAAGCTGATGCACCAAAGAAGTAGTTGGCACAATAATAAGAGCGCGGAAGCCATCGTCCCTAAGATATTCTTCATAGTACCTCACAAGTAAGTAAATTATATACGATTTGCCCGATGCAGTTGGTGATAACATAAGAGCGCGTCTATTACGAACAGCATATGTAAATGCGCTGTCTTGATAATCTCTACGCTCAAATTTGCTGGGAATATTTAAACTGGTGATGAATTCATTTGCTTCTTTGAGAGAAAACTCTTCAGCAGAAAAGTCTGACTTATATTCAATCTCATATCCACGTTTCTCAGCAAACTCTTCAATGTACTTATTAAGACCAGCATATATGGTGCAAGTCATAGGATTGAGCAAGCGTATCTTACCATCCCAGAATTTGTTTCTGTAAGCGGGCATAAACTTTGCGCTTGGAACATCAAATGTGAAATGTTCGCTCATCTCCATAATAATGGAAGGATCAGCGATTATCTTATTGTATGTTTCATCGATTTTCTCGATGCCTATAATATCCATTATGCTCCCATAGTGAACTTAAACCAATCAATCGCCGCTTTAATCTGAAATCCACGATTACTTAGACTTTTAATAATTGACTCGAGCAGTTCTACCTTCTCTTGCTGTAATCCAATCTTAAGAGACATTTCAATAATTTCTTTGTCTCCCTCGAGATACATAGGTATATCTCCTTTAAGTATCATTCCGCGTGGCGGTAATGTCCAATCTTTAGGCGTATCTTCGTTTGGACCCATAGTATAAAATTCGTACTTCGCCAGCTTCAACTGACGCATCTCTGCTTCATATTTCTTTAGCAGTAACTTTTCTGAAGAGTAGACCTGAAAGTATTTGTGATGAAGCTTAGGGATTTTGATCGACTCATCCCCGAGCTCTGTTTTATCTATTTCTGAATCTTTCTTCCACTCTTCGTAGATAGCTTCTAACTTCATAGTATCTCCACAATAACAACATATACTATACTACGATTCTATAGAAAAGTCAAGTAATTGAATTCAATTCATACAAAGTATATTTGAAGGTGGCATCACAGGTAATATACTGAACATCGTCAAGTGTTGAATCAAAAACAACATCTCCAAGGTAAGTAGGGAATGCATCTGTAAATGTTATTTCGAAGTTTGGATTCTTGGCGGAGTTAAGAGCAATAATCGAAATATCAGATGCATCTCCGTATCCTGTATATCCAGGAATAGCATCGATAGCTGCACGTTCGCTGTAGCTTTTTGGAAAACCTAGTGCTCTTATCCAGTTATGAATTTCGAGATAGTTTTGAAAATCCTCATCAACTTTAAATGTGATAGAAAACTCTCCGTATTCCATATGCGTGAACTGAGTCGGAATAGGAACAAACTGAGTTGGAATTTCGATAGCTGGTAAACGTATTGATGGGATGTTAACCTTTTGTAAAAAGAAGTTAACATTGGGAGCTCTCTTAATTGAGAACTGAAAGTTTAATGGACTCAGAAAGTTACGATTAATCGGGGTGTCATCAACAGCTGTCATTTGTTTCTCCATTGTTACTACTATTTATTATCATCCCGACATAACTGATTATACTGCTATGTTGTAGGAAAGTCAAGCATAAAAAATGGGGAGCCGAAGCCCCCCATTAAGTCGAGTCCGATTATCTCGGATCTTATAAGATCACATCAAGTTATTGACGATAACACGACGATAGTACTTGTTGGTGTTCAATACCAACTCGCCATAGCCAGTGTTTGTGCCTTCAGCAAATGGGTTAGCAACCATACCGTAACGAGTCTTAAAGCCGATTTTTGGCTGGAAGGACTGTTGGTCGACTGCACGAACCATCTGGAGAGGAACGTATGGGCAGTAGAACAAGCCAGCGTCAAAAGCAGAAGAGCCTTTGTAGCCAACTGTGAGGTAGTTACCACCGACTGCATATGGGTCGATGTAAACACGGAGGCGACCATTCAACACACCAGCGAAGGTGTTGCCTGTATCGTCAACTTGCAAGTTGTTGCTGTTGAGAGCAGGTGTATAGTCGAGAACGCCAGCCATTTGAAGAGCGGATGCAACATCTGAAGAGCAGATCAGAATATTGCCTTTCCCTCTACGGGTTTGCTTAGCGATTTGGTTCGCTTCGCGCTCGAGCTGGAACATAAGACCTTTGAACTTTTCAACTGACCAACGACCATTGGAATCAGTATCAAGATCGAACACGCCAGCAGTTGTGACGTTGTCTTGTGCGCCAGGAACGGCAGTGATGTTGATTGTACGAACAACTTCGCGGTTGATTTCGGCGAGAATTTCAGCTGACAAGATGTTAGCCAATTCTGTCTCAGCGTCAAGACCATGAATTGCCTTCAAGTCTTGTGCCAATTCCATTGTGTATTCTGCCTTGAGAGCACGTGTCTTAGCAGTCACTGTAACCTTCTCGATTGAGAAAGCCATCTGAGCGAAGTCGCCAGGACCAGCAGCGCCGTTAGCATAATAGGTAGCACCCAAAGCTTCGGCTGTAGCCGTTGACATACCTGTACCAGTGTCATACTGTGTAACAGCTGTCAAAGGTGAAGTATTTGTAGCACCAGGAATTGTGCCAGTGAATGTAGCGGACACAGAGTTGTTTGTCTGACCGATACCAACAGCATTTGTTGTAACGTTAGCAGCGATTGTTGAGAACGCTGTGTTCACTTCGTTATAGAATGTTTCGTTGGTGTTGTTGCCACCGAAAGATGTATTTGAAGTGCCGTTACCTTGGTTGTTGTACTTGCTGCGCATTGCGAAGATCAAGCCTGTAGGACCTGTCATTGGCTGCACGCCGCAGATGTCATAAGCAATGAGGTTAGGCATTGCACGACGAACGAGTGAGATCAACACGGGATCGAATGTGTCGATACCGCCAGCGCCAGCTGTGGATGAAGAACCACCCATAGCGTTAAGTGCCATTGGCTCCAAACCTGTTTCTGTCAGAGTTTGATATGAACCATGAGCAGCTGATTCGCGGAGAGCACGTTCTGTGTTCTCGAGAACTACTGCAGTTGTTGAGCGACGAGTCGCGTCTTTAATGGAACCGAGTGCCTCATGATCGAGAATCGGTGCCCATTTCTTTTGGATTTCCTCAGCTAGATACATTTTTGTCTCCCTTTCTATACTGGGTATTGTTAATTATTTATTACAATTACTTTTTCAACGATCTTGTAATAGCAGCTGCGTAACGATTCACTAATGGATCATTACTTACAACAGTTGTTGATGGTTCAACTTCAAAAGTTTCTTCAGTGATGTTTGTTTCAACTGGAGCTTTCTTTTCTGTTGTAAAATAGTTTTCTTTGATTACAGCAAGTTTCTTTGAGTAAACTTCTAAATCACCATCAAAGTCCACGCCTTCAGCGAGTGCTTTGAACTTTTCTTGCTGTGTGAGAGCAAGATCCGAAAGGAAAGACTCAAATACTTCTTTCTTTTCTACTTCAACAATGGCTGACTTAAGAGTAGCTGACTCTGTGATTTGTTCATCAAGAGCTGCTTCAAGTTCTTCAACCTTAGTAGCAAGTGACTCGATCACGTCAACTTTTTCTTGTGGAACGTCAATATAGTGCTCTGCGAACAGACCCTTCAGACCTTCCATAAACTCTTCCATAACTTCGTTACGTAGTGTTGATTCAATAGCGACGGCATTCTCTTCCATCCAATTCTCAACAACATAATCGAGATATGCATCAACCTTTGATGCGAGTTCTTCGTTGATTTCAGCAACAGCTTCTGTGAGCTTTGCTTCAAATTCTTCTTCAAGACGAGCTGACTCAGTGATGATACGGGCTTGAACAGCTGCCTCAAACAATGTTGAAGCCTTGTCTTTGAATTCTTCAGACAGATCAGAACCAGCAAACATTTCTTCAACGTCTTCTTTAACAGACAATTTTGGCATTGGCATGTTAGCAGAAGCGCCTTTCTTGCCAGCTGCATAAGATGGCTTCATACGAATCGAAGCTTCGTTGCCCTTTTCGTTAGCGCCAGCTGGAAGATGAGAAGCTTCCTTACCGATGAGATCCATAGCTTGATGGAACCACTTTGTAAGGTCGTCCTTTTTCATAGCATGCATCGCGCCAATAGCGTGAGTGATATACTCAATCTTTGACTTTGGGTCAGCGCCAGCTGGACGAGCTGCAGGATGAAGAGAAGAAGCTGCGAGAGTTTCCTCTGCCACATCTACTTCATTGTTTTCTACTTGATCTGTCATTTTGTTCTCCCGTAGTGGAATTTAGAATTATTTATATTTCTTCGAATTTAATGCTAGAGAGCTTAAGAAGTTCTCATAGATAGCAAACTTGTTCTCTTCAAGCTGATCCATAGTCATTTTATGCATCGCTTTCTTCATGTTATCGAGTTTCTCTTCACGCCATGTATCTTTAACAGCGTCGTAAACCCATTCAACGCCTTCCATAATACCTTTAACAAAAGCATCTGGAGCCGAAGGATCAGCCACAATATCAGCAGCTGTAGCCAAATGGAAGTCGTCTTGAACTTCCATAATGCCGTCTTTGGTTGGTTTCAATGAACCCATACCGCGAGATGAAACGCCAAGGTTAGCGCCAGACTTCAACAAGCCTTTAGCGATGTTACCCATTGGAGTATCTGTAAGTTTTGCCTTACCAATAAAGTTGTCACCATCACGGCGCAACTCAGTAATGATATGTGAAACACGATCGAGATTAATAGCTGGACCTTGTGGGTGACCGAGTTCGCCATAAGCGCGATTGTTTTTAACAACGTCTTTCATATAGCGATTAACTTCGTTTTCCATAATGTGTAATGGATAGATACGACCATTGCGGTTTTTACGATTAGCCTGAAGGAAGATACCATGGATATAATGTTCCTTCTCACCATTTTCTTTGGCTTCCGTAATGTATTCCATATTTTCAAAGAGTTCGGTAATAAGTTTCATTTTTTTATCCTTATGGGGTTGACTGAGCTACCCAAGAGCCGTAATACCAATAGATTCTAGCACCAGCTGTACCGTCAGTGCGAATATATTGAGAACCAGTTACTGGCGTTCCTGTTGCAGAAGAAGCAGCGCCCGTAACCTTTGTACCGCTTGGTGCACCAGTACCGTATGCAATTGTTGGGCTACCAGCACCACCAACTGTTACACTTGAACCTGTTTGAATGGTTGCTTTAAGCGTCATATTACACTCCGAATCCAGGTGTTACATAAATTTGCGATGTACCAGATGATGTAATCGCAGTAAAATATGTATTTGTTGGAGCAGAAATAATTTCTAATGTTCCAGGCAAAACAGGAATTGAATTTGCTGTAGTTGAAACAACAAGAGCGTTGTTGTTAGCAATAGTAGCTGTTGAACCAAAGCCTAAGAAAATTAAATTCGAGCCAGAGTTAAAAATACGATACTGGCAATAAGAATTATAACCAGTATTTGGTGATTGTGTGTATGTTGCTTGAAC